CTTTGATCAGGCCCGTCCTTTGGAGCGATTAGTAAGATCTTTGGAGCAACTACACGATAGATTGAACCCTCCTGTGAGGGGTTCCGTTAAGCGAAAGTTTGATGGATATGATCTGTCAGCTCGCAAATCCAAGTTAGGTAAGATTTGGAGATACGCGAAGGTAGGTCGATGTTATTCTTTCGACCTATCTGCAGCGACTGACCGGTTACCGGTTCTCTACCAAGCCCTCATAGTCCAACAGTTACATCCAAAGCTGGGTGTAACCTGGAAGGAACTTCTAGTTGGTCGTGAGTATTATGTGTCACAATCAATGAAGAAGCTCGTTCCGGACTTACCGGTGACGGTAAGGTATACCGTCGGGCAACCGATGGGAGCGTTAAGCTCATGGGCTATGTTGGCTATTACCCATCACGCCATTGTACAATGGGCGGCACATCGTGCCGGACAGAGGGGGTGGTACGAGTATTATGCGGTGCTGGGCGATGATGTCGTGATTGCAAACGATAAGGTCGCCTTCGAGTACTTGCGAATAATGCGAGCACTGGGGGTAGAAATATCCCTGGCGAAGACCCTTCTGGGAACAGATCGGTCAATGGAGTTCGCTAAGCGTTTCTTCCTGAAAGGGAAGGACGCGTCACCTCTGAGTACTCTCGAGTTCCTTGCGGGACTCGGGAATCTCTCAGCTCTGGTGACTCTTGTTGCGAAAGCGAGAAGGTTAGTGGACATACGGCTTGCAGATGTCGCCAAGGCTTGTAAGTGGGGCTACCGAGTTTGTGGATCCCTTGACGGGAATCTTAACAAACTTGGGTCACGCGTCCAGGGCCTAGTCTTACTATTCACGAGACCGGGTTCACCCTTCGGGGTGGACACGACTCTGAACTGGCTATTTCTTGAGCGCATAGGAAGCGTTCGGGAGGTGCCTGAGGAACAGAAGGCTAGGGTAGCGGACTCATTGGAATCGATTTTATTCCGATCCTATGAGGACCAGGTGGAAAATATGGTGAAGAAGACTCTTCAGCCTCCTAAGTTTAAACATCCGAAGACTGGGAGGTGGGTAGAAGATCCAAATAGGGCTCGGGGAACTGAGCACTATTTGTTTGGACTACCTTCCACATTAGACCATCCTGCCTTAGAAAGCTGTCGGGAGTTGGTGGCGAACCACATCAACTTACCGATAGTGACGGAAGTTTTAGATAAGCTGGACCACGTCCGTGAGTACGTGAGATCGCAAATAGCGTACTACAGGACCCGAGTAAAAGTTATCCCGAAAACTCCTTCGGAGCGTCTGGATATGATCCTGGAAATTGCAGCACTACTGGAAGAACGCTTAGCTAGCGTTCCCCTGGTAGCTTCTTTATGGACTAAACCCCAAGAGAAGGCTCCCTCTTCTTCACGTGATTTATTACGATGGAGAAGGGTACGCGCTGTTTTAGAAAGGGCTGTATCTACCGGAGAAGTAAGGACTCGATTACTCGAGAACTCTACATATCCAGTCCCTGCTAAGGGTGATGAGAAGAAGTAACAAACTTCTCTCAGATACTTGTCACCACATTTCTACCGGAACTCAAATTCTCGATGAGAGAATCACTGAGGTAACGGCACAGAGATGCAAAATTATAG